AGAATCAGACAGCTTTTCAGTAGGTGATCCTATTTTTGCAATCAATGGCGAAGTTAAAGAGCCTTTGGAAATTGGAGAGTACGTTATGGCAGATGGCTCTAAACTTTACGTTACTGAAATTGGAATTATCGGTGAGGTTGCAAGTCAAGAAACTGAAATAGTTGAAGAAGAATTATCAACTGAAACAGTAGAAGAAACAGTTGAAGAAGTAATAGTTGAAGAATTGGCAGATGTACCCCCTACAATTGAAGAAGTTATTGCTTTAGTAATGGAAGCCGTACAGCCTAAAATTGACGAACTACAGGCTAAATTAGACGCTTTGAGCGGTATGCAAACAGAAATGAAAGCAACCCTTTCAAGTGTTAGTGCTACAAAGCCAACTACTCACAAACCAACTGAAAAGGTAGTTAACTTGGGTAAACAAAATACTAAGGCTAACGTATCAGGAACTGAATCACGCATTATGGCAATGCTATCAAAATAATATTAATAATTAAAATTTAAAAACTATGGCTAATCAACCAACAATCACATCAAATTACGCTGGCGAATTCGCTGGTAAGTATATCGCTGCTGCGGTATTAAGTGCAAACACAATTGCAAACAATGGAGTAACTTTACTTCCAAACGTAAAATACAAAGCAAACATCAAACGTCTTACAAATAGCGGTATGATTACAGACGCTACTTGTGATTTTACAGATACTGGCGTAGTATCTTTGGCTGACAAAGTTTTAACCGTTGCTGAAAAACAAGTTAACTTACAACTTTGTAAAACTCCTTTCGAATCAGACTGGGAAGCTGTTTCAATGGGTTACAGCGCATACGACAATTTGCCTACTACTTTCTCAGATTTCTTTATTGCAAAAATCTTAAAAGACATTGCATTGGATACTGAAACTTTCCTTTGGAATGCCACAAATGGATTAGGGAAACTTTTGAAAACAGATGGTTCAGTTGTTATTGCAACACCTTTAACTATTACAGCTTCTAATGTTATTACAGAAATGGGTAGAGTTGTAGACGGTATTCCTGCTGCTCTTTACGGTAGAGAAGATTTAAGAATCTACGTGTCTCAAAACGTTGCAAAAGCATACGTAAGAGCATTGGGTGGATTTAGCGTTGCTGCTACTTCAAACGCTGGTGTTAATGCAGCGGGTACAACTTGGTACAACGGTGGCGAATTAACTTTCGACGGTGTTACTATCTTTGTTGCAAATGGTTTACCAGCTAACACAATGGTAGCTACTACAATTGATAACCTTTATGTAGGTTTCGGATTAGCTGATGACGCAAACGTGGTTAAAACAATTGATATGGCAGACATCGACGGTTCTAAAAATGTACGTTTCATAGCGAGATTTACAAGAGGAATTCAAGTTGGAGTTGGAGCTGATGCAGTAACTTACGGAATAGCATAAATTTAATAAGGGCTATTTAGGTAGCCCTTTTTTATTAACTTAAAAAATATAAACATATGGCTTGTCTGATGTCAACGGGACGGAAATTAGCGTGCAAGGATGCAGTCGGGGGGGTACAAAAAGTATTCTTTGCAGACTACGGAACTTTGGGAACAGCTACAATAACAGCGGGTTTAGTTACTGCATTTAGCGGATTGACTTATCAACTATATCAATACGATGTAAAAAGTGCATCGGGATTGGAACAAACAATTACTTCAAGTAATGATAACGGAACTACTTTTTTTGAACAAACACTTACTTTGGTTTTGACAAAATTGGATGCAGCTACACAAGTGGAATTAGCAAAAGTTATAGCTACAAGACCTCACGTTTTTGTACAAGATAACAACGGAAACTATTTAGCGGTTGGAATGACAAGAGGTTGCGATGTTAACGGAACTATATCAACGGGTGTGGCGCTTGGCGACCTAAATGGTTACAGTTTAACCGTTTCGGCGCAAGAACCTATGATGTCGCAGTTTGTAACTTCTACTTTAGTAACTGCTAAAATAGCAGTAATAGGAGGCACACCTACGCAAATCACACCTGCATAATAAAAAAATGGATTAAGGAAACTTGGTCGGAATTAAGCACTCATTTTATGGGTGCTTTTTTTTTACAAAAATAAATAAGTTAGCGTTATATTGGTATGATAATATTAACAACATCAGCAAATCAAACATTTCCAATAATTCCAATAAGTCAAACGGATTTAATTGGTAATAGTATTCGTTTGGAATTTACAAATGAAACGACAAAAGAAGTAGTAACCAAAACAGCAACTACACGAACTTCTATAAATGATATTTATTATTTAAGTAGTAATGATTTATCTTTTTTAAAAGAAAATACTTTTTACGTTTTAAAGGCTTATTTTAACGTTAGTGGCGTTATTATATACAAAGACAGAGTTTTTTGCACAAATCAACCTAAAAGCAGTTATTCGATTAACAATGGAGATTATACGTTGCCAAATATCGACAACAATTACTATAAAATATGAGAAAGAAAATAAATAAGGTAGAGCCTAAAAAAATGGGTGGAATTGGAGTAGTGAATTTAGCAACCTATACAAGTCCAAAAGTAGTTGAAGTACGAAACCAGGAATGGGTAAACTATGGAGAAAACAATAACTATTTTGGATACTTGCAAGACCGTATAAACGGAAGCCCTACAAACAACGCAATCGTAAACGGAATTAGTCAAATGATTTTCGGCAAAGGAATTGATGCAACGGACAAACTTTTAAAGCCTGAGGAATACGCACAAGCTATGTTATTGTTTGATGACGATACAACTGAGCGTTTGTGTTATGATTTAAAAGCTATGGGACAATGTGCGGTACAAGTTGTTTATTCAATAGATAAAACCCGTATAGTTGAGTGCAATCATTTCCCTGTAGAAACTTTAAGAAGTGGTAAATGCAACGACGATGGCGAAGTAGAAGCTTATTTTTATGCCGAAGATTGGACAAAGGTAACAAGGCAAAAACCTCCTTTACAAATACCCGCTTTTGGATTTGGTAACGGTGGCGAAGAAATACTTTTTATAAAACCATATAAAACAGGCTTTTATTATTATAGCCCTGTAGACTATCAGGGGGGCTTACAGTATTGCGAATTAGAAGAAGAAATATCTAACTACCATCTTAACAATATAATGAACGGTCTTGCACCTTCTATGCTTATAAACTTTAATAATGGGACACCGACCGAAGATGAGCAAAGGGATATTGAGAGAAATATACAAAACAAGTTTGGCGGAACCTCTAACGCTGGTCGGTTTATCCTATCATTTAACGATTCAAACAACTACGGGGCTACTATTACACCTGTTCAATTATCGGATGCACACAATCAATACCAATTTTTGAGTGATGAATCGATGAAAAAGATAATGGTATCGCATAGAGTGATTTCGCCTATGCTTTTAGGTATTAAAGATAACTCAGGTTTCGGTAACAATGCAGACGAATTACAAACTGCTACTATTTTAATGCAAAACACCGTTATTAAACCTTTTCAGAATCTACTAATAAAAGACTTCAATAAAATTTTAGCTTTTAATGATATTAGTTTAAACCTTTACTTTAAAAATCTACAGCCATTAGATGGCAATAACGATTTAACAGTAGAAACACAACCCGTACAACCTACAGCTAATTTAAGTGAGCATACTATTGACCTTTCAATATATGGAGAGGAAATAGATTTAGAAAAATACGAACTAATAGACAGTAGGGCAGTAGATTACGAAAAAGAAAGCAATTTAGACGCACAATTAAGCGTACATTTAAGCACTGGAGTAGCAAACCCAAACGCTAAAAGTAGAGAGGACAGCCCTATCTACAAAGTGCGTTATAGATATAGCGGAAATCAATCGCCAGAAAGACAATTTTGCAAACAAATGATGTCAGCTAAAAAAGTATATCGAAAAGAGGACATCGAAAGAATGAGCAATCAAAATGTTAATCCGGGCTTTGGAATGAGACCAAACCCGAATGAGCCTTATGATATATTCCTTTGGAAGGGTGGTGGACTTTTAAGCGACGAATATCCGAACGGAACTTGTAGACACTTTTGGGTTCGTGAAACATACGCTTCAAAAGACAGAAAGACAAAAGTAGACGTTTACAGCCCGAATGCTGAAATAGTAAGCCCTACTAAGTCAATTGCAGAAAATGGCTTTATACCAACCGTAAATGATGCGAGAGCATACATTGCACCACACGATATGAAATAAGATATGACAACACTATTTATCACACCAAAAGACCTAAAAGCAAACACTATCTTAAACGGTAATGTAGATACTGACTTATTTATACAGTTTATAAAGATAGCTCAACAAATGCACGTTCAGAACTATTTAGGTACGAAATTATACGACGCAATTACAAACAAAATAGACGGTGCTACTTTGAATGGTAACTATTTAAATTTAGTTGTTGACTACGTGCAACCTATGTTAATTCATTTTGCAATGGTAGACTATTTACCTTTTGCAAATTACCAAGTAAGAAACGGTGGCGTATTCAAACACCGTTCAGAAAATAGCGAGAACGTCTCAAAAGATGAACTTGATATTTTAGTACAAAAGCACCGTACGTTTTCAGACTTTTACGCTAAACGATTTGTTGACTATATGGCTATAAATGCAAGTGCTATGTTTCCTGAGTATTGGACAAATTCAAACAGTGATATGTATCCAGACCAAAAACCAAACCCAACAGGATGGGTATTATAGCTATGGAAAAAGAAAAACCAAAAGAGCCGAAAGAATTGACATACAATGTAAAGGCAAAAAATATAGAAAAGATGGAACAATATTTAAAACAAAAAGAAAATGCCAAATAACATAGGATGGGGGCAAGGAGCAGTCAACAACGCAATAGGCTGGGGGCAAGGTGCTATAAATAACTTAATAAGTTGGGGTTCTATTTACTTTTCAAGTTATGCAGGTGAAACGGATATAATCGGATCACCAGTTCCCGGTATTATAACAAACTTCAAAACAAGGGTAGCAACTGATGGCGGTTCTTTTGAAGCTGAGGACTGTTTAAATGCGATATTAACTAACTTAAACAATATATAATGAGTTTATTAGAAAAAGCATCTTTAATTGTAACCCCGAATGCTGAAAAGGTTGGTAAACTTTACTCGGTTATACCTTCAGACGGTAACGCTGATTTAACGGTAGTAAGAGGTACAACAGCCACGAGGGTTAATAGTTTAGGATTAGTTGAAAATGTAGCCGTAAACGAGCCGAGATTAAACTACGATACAGTAGGCGGTTGCCCTGCTATATTGATAGAGCCTCAAAGAATGAATAGATTGTTAAATAGTGAAACAGTTGTAACGCAAACAATTTCAACAACTGGGGTGGCTTGTACTGTTTCATTTTACGGAACAGGAACGATAATATTTAGCGGTACATTTATAGGAACATTGGTAGGTACAGGAGTAAACAATAGAGTTAGTTTGACTTTTACACCTACAACGGGTAGTTTGCTTTTAACAGTTACTGGAAGTGTTACAAAAGGACAATTAGAAACAGGAAGTTATGCTACTTCTTACATACCAACTCTTGGAAGTGCTATTACAAGGAATTCAGATTCATTAACAAGAGCAAACATTTTCACAAATAATCTAATTACAAGTGCTGGAGGTACGTGGTTTGTTCATTTGAGAAATAATATACCTTTGAAAAGAGATGCATCAACACCATCTATAAGTATTGACACAACAAGTTTAACAAATGGTTTTTCAATAAAGCATACAGACCCTACTGCAAATTTAAGATTGAACGTTGTTAAAGTTATATCTGGTGTTTTAACAGGTGTTTTTACAACAACTACCGATACTGTTAAAATAGCAATTAAATGGAATGGCACAACTGCCGATGTTTTTCAAAATGGTGTAAAAGTGGTAACAGCAACTGCATTTACAACAACAGCAATGCAAAATTTATCTTTGTTAGGTACTGATGTTTCAAAATCAATAAATAGTACAATGTTGTTTCCTAATCCTTTGACTGATACAGAATGTATAAACCTAACAACTTTATAAAATGATATTCAAACTAAACTACCCCGACAAACAAACAGCAATAGCTGATTTAATAGATAAAAAAATAATTGATGCAGATTTCAACTATTTAAAAGGCACTCACGCCGTAGTGGAAATAGGCAAAGTTGTAAAAATACCTGCCACATTTGATGAAAATGGGGAACTACTTACAGAGCCTATTTACCACGATGGCTATGCTTATGATATTATGGCAGATAGACGAATAGATTTTGGACTTTATAGAATTTTCCCTAACAACCCAGCGCACGGATTCGCTGGTTTATAACAATTAAAAATGAACGCAAAAAACATAGAAGTATTAGCGGTGAATGGGACAATTTTTGGACTATCTTTTACCAATTTAGAAAACACAATGAAAATAGTATTGTTAGCTCTTTCGATACTATACACAACAATAATGATTTATAAACTTTTAACCAAAAAGAACGATGAAAATAAGTAAACATTTAACATTAGAGGAATGCACAAGGAGTGCAACGGCTGACAAATTAGGAATAGTAAACAATAACCCGAACCAGTCTATAATAGAAAATATGCAACTATTAGCTGAAAAGGTATTTGAGCCTATTAGAGAGCATTTTAAGACACCAATTTACGTGAGTAGTATGTATAGAGGTTTGAACTTAAATCAAGCCATTAAGGGCTCTATAACAAGTCAACACTGTTCAGGACAAGCTATGGATATCGATATGGACCCGAAAGGTAAACCAACGAATAAAGATATTTTTGATTTTATTAAAAAGAATTTAGAATTCGACCAAATGATTTGGG